TTATATTGCCTTCTTTTCTGTAGCAGCAGTGACGCTTCCGTCGCTTCCATCCGGGGCCTCATAGGTAGATTTCAGTCGATTATTTTCAGTTCGAAGTGCCCGATTTTCTGTTTTTAAATTCTCGAATTGATTTTTAAGGTCAGGGATATCTTTACATAAATCTTCTAAATTTTGCATCCTGTTTCTTAGATCCTTATTTTCCTCCAATACTTGCGCAAACTGGCGTTCACGCAGGAGCGCGCGCTTAAATGCATGGAGGTTTGCTTGGATTGCCGGGATCAGAATAGGATCACCGGAATCAAATATTTCTTTGATATCCGACATAGCCTGGATGGCCGGATCAATGCCGGAATTATTTACGTCCGGTACAGGCATCAGCGCTGCTGCTGGATGGCGCGGAGGTGCGGCGAATGATTTACTTTCTTGTGTATATACATCGGTGTGAGCACCGGATAGTGAAGAGGAGTTAGTTGTGGAGCGGTCGATAATGTTCTTTAACTTTTCGTGGCTTGGGTGAGTCACTAGCTCAGCTATTTCTACTGAACTCAATTGGTAAGTTAAGAGTGGTTTTCCATTTGTTTTAAAAGCAGACCTGATTTCATCAACTTCTAGCTGTCTCGGCCTGCGGTCCATATTTAATTCAGAATAAACAAGTTGAATTTCTTCATTCGCAAACAAAAGGATATGGCTAACTGCTTTCTCTCTAAGACCTTCACTATAAATAACTTCCACCCCAATCTTGATTTGAGGCAGCATGGCTAAGACATGCTCAACGGCCACACCGGTGTTTTTGGAAGTAATATCTATAAACAAGACTCCCCGTCCCCCTTCTCCTGTCAAAATCCATTCCTCGCGTACATTAAAAGTATGGCAAATTGCCATGCGCAATGATGGGGATAATGCAGATTTATCACTTTCAATTTGAGAAATTGTACTTTTTACACGGAATATCTTTTGAGCAAATTCCTCCTGTGAGAGATGTAGGGTTTCTCTTAATTCTTTAATTCGTTCTCCAATTGTCATCGAATGGCCTCTGGTTCAAATATTGAACATATTTCTGTATTATATTTAATCTCTTCTGGTCATATTCCCCGAAGCTTGCTTCGTTCCTTGCCGTCTTGGATACCTCGTAGCTTGCTGCTCGGTAGTTCATTAATTGAAATTTTAACTTGACATAGTTTTTAATTTGAACGATATAGTTCAACCATGAACGCAAATCAATTTACTAAAGCCAATAAAAAAGGGGCGCGCTACATCAGCGCGCTGCTGCTGATCCACGGCATCCGACAGGATGAAATCGCCGATAAGATCGGCGTTTCTAAGCCTCTCGTTTCCCAGGTGGTCACCCGCAAGCGCGGCGGCACCAAAAAGCACGGACCAAAGATCCGTTTAATCCGCAAGGCCGTTGCGGAGGCCCTGGGGATGCAGGTGGAAGAACTCTGGCCGGACAACAGGGCCGCATAACACAATAAGGAGGTCACATGGTCACCGAACACAATTCCATCCTTTTTTTGGGGCACCCCATTTACGAAGAATTTAAAAATCTTATCGGCGAAGATGCCACCCGGAAAATAGCCAATCGCTATGGCAGCGAGCGTCTTTATTTACCCCAGCCAAAGAAAACAACTCCATGTTCCTGCACTTCCTGCCCCTTTGCGCGGGATTTTGCGGCATTCCAAAAGAGACTGCGCAGTTTTAAGCCAATAAAAATTAAGGCTTCAAAGCCTTTTAAGCCTTCGAAGCCTTATGTCTATCTATAATAAGGAGATCTGTTTTGTTTGAAAGACTCGCGATTTTTAATTTAAGGTCAGCAGCATCTTTTTCCAACTTGGCGATTCTTTCCAGGTTGGCGTTGCTGTGGTCTTTAATGGCCTCTATCTTTTCGTTCGTGCTCATACTGCTCCAGGATTTTGCCATAGCGCGTCTCCTTTTTTCGTCACAGCCCTATTTTCAAATGCGGTTTGATCATATCAAAAACAGAGAGGTTTGCAATGGCTAAGTTAAAACCGAAAATAGACATTAACCAGGCATCTCTTTTCGACATTCTTAAAAATTACCAGGAAGAAAATACCGGCACACGCCCGGCAGGCAGTTTTGATATTGATCGCCAATTCCGGGAGGCCATCAGCCAAGCGCTAAAAAATTGCCCGCTATCTCGCTGGCAGGTGGCGGCGCGGATGTCGGAACTCACCGGACAGGAAATCACCAAGGCCATGCTGGATAGCTGGACTGCGGAAAGCAAAGAGCAGCACCGCTTTCCAGCTATTTTTTTGCCCGCCTTCTGCGAGGCGGTGGGATGCAGTGAACCATTAACGATGCTGGGCAAGCTGGTCGGTGTGTTCGTTCTTCCGGGGCCGGAGGCATTGAGGGCAGAGATTCAGCGCATTGAGGAAGAAATCAACCGGAAACAAAACGAGAAGCGCAAGCGGTTAATGTTTTTGAGAGAAATAGAAACAAAATAAAGGGGGCACATAATGACGGAATTTCTGAAATTTATAGGAGATCATCCCTGGCTATCATTTTTTTTGGCCTATCTGTTGGTCAGCTTTCTTAAGTTCTGCATCAATCGCCCTCTTCGGCACCTTAATATTTATAAACACGGATATCCTCCGTCACACTGCGATGCAGATGGAGACTTCAGAAAAGAAGATGATCGAAATGATGCAGCGGCTGAAAAAGGAATTCAGAGGAATTAAAGGAGAAGAAGGAATGGCAAAATCTTACACCAGGATTCAGTCCGACATGAAGTTGATCGAGATCGTGGAGCATTTGCTCCGGCAGAACGAACCGCAAGCGGGGATGGATATCGCCCGCGCGCTGGAGATGCCTTACGGCACGGTAATGAGCCATCTGGCCTCGCTTATCGACGCCAAGTGGATTGCGCCGACGGGGGGCAATTACGAGCCTGGTCCGCGGCTGATGGGCATGTACTCGGCTTATAAAATGGGAATGCAGTCGAAGCTGGAAAAAATACAAACGGAATTAAATACACTGGAGGCGTGAACATGGAAAAAAACAAAGTGGATCAGGAAATATTAAGTGGGCTTTTAGGCGCACCGGCCGGCGGCGCGGCATTTGACGAGGCGCTGGGCAGGGCCGATGAAGCCACGGTGCGCGCGGCCCTGGCGGAACTGGAAGGCCAGGAGGGTGCAAAGGCGGCCACCAAAAAATTGCAAAGCCGGCTCAAAAAGCTTTTATCGGGGAAATTATCGACCCTGACGGCGGCCAATGACCGGCAGGGCAAAACCCTGGCTTTGGACATGGGTACCCTCCTGGCCGAACGGGATGCCGAACAACAGCAGAAGGCGGCGCAAACAGAAAGAGAGAAAATGATCGCCCAGTGTCACAAGGCCATCGGTCAGGTTCAGACATCCAATATGTTTGCAAAATTTGCGGCAGTTAGCAGTTTTGTCTGGATGAGGGATGTAAAGGCGAGCAAGATTTATCGGGATATACCGGGGGTTGAAACATGGGAAAAGTTTTGTGATTCCGTGGGGATGTCCCGCGCGAAGGTAGATGAGGACCTTGCCAATCTCGCCGCCTTCGGCGAAGAATTTTTTACGGCATGTCAGCAATTATCAGTCGGCTACCGCGATCTGCGGAAGCTTCGGCAGCTCACTTCTGACGGTTCCGTCGTCATCGAAGGCGATTGCCTCCGGATCGGTGAGGAAGCCATTCCGATCAATCAGGATCATGCCGATGAATTGCAAGAAGCAATCGAGAAGGTCATTGCGGAGTCGGCCAGTCTCACCCAGCAGGTGGAAAAACTGAAAAAGAGCGTTGATGAAGTGGTGAAGGAAGAAACCAAGTCCCTGAAGACGGAGGTCAAAGCCCTGGTCAAGGAGGTCAAACGCCTCAAACCTTACGATCCGGAGGAAAAGGACCGGTCTTTCTGCGCAGAGCAGATGGAAGAGATCAAGGGCCAAACCATGATGGTTATCGCCACGATGTCCAAGTTCATTATTCGCGAGGATATCCAGGGTGATCCGGCCATCATGGGCCAGATTGAAGGCCATATGCAGATGCTGGAGTTGTGCTTGTCCGACCTCCGCCACCGGTGGGAAGAAAACGTCAAATTGTTTGAGGAGTAATTGTAATAATGGCCAGCCAGATCGATCCTGCCATCCTGTCGCTTGTTAAAACCGACCTCGCGAATGCCGCCTACGGGGAGAAAACGATGATCATCCAGGGATGGGCGGCGCGCGTGGGCGTATCGCCCCAATCCCTTTATCGGGAATTTCCCACAGGCCGGACCCGCGCGGGCGCGCGGAAGCTATTAGGCATTGAAGACGCGGCCATCATGGTCGCCCGGATCAAGGCGCGCCCGCCCGAGCACAGAGGCCAGATCACGACCGCCGATGCGCTCCGGATCGCCATCGACAACCATCTGATCCCGGACGCCCTGACCGGTGTGCCGCCCAGCACGTTTGACCGGGTCATCCGGGAGATCGGCGCGGGCCGCCATCGGCGGCGGATTGAACGCTTCCAGGCCGAGAGGCCCAACGAGCTGCATCACATTGATGCGTCTTCATCCAATTGCTTTTATGTGGCGCGCGAGCTTCCAGATGGCGACTATGTGCTGCGCATCCACGGCGGCACGAAGGATTACAAGAACAAGCCCGTGCCGATCCGGCTGCGGCCCTGGATTTACGGGCTGACGGACGATTACTCCGGATACCATTGCGCCCGGTATATCGCGGCGCTGGGCGAGAGCGCCGGGGACAACATCGATTTTCTGTGCTGGACCTGGTCGCAGATGCCGGGGAAAGAACTGTTCGGTCTGCCCGAGCAGATCAAGGGCGATCACGGCCCCATGATGAGTTCGGACGGCATTCCCGACTGGTTTGAGCGCCTGGGGGTCAAGATTGATCCATCCGACGTCATGAATAAGGAAGCGCACGGCAAGATTGAGCGGCCCTGGCGCACCATGTGGCAGCGTTTTGAGTTGCCTTTTTTTGCCGAGGAAAATTGGAAAAAATTTGAGATTACGCTTTCCGAGTTAAACACCCGGTTTGCCCGCTATCAGCAGGCATATAATGAACGGGCACACCGCTATGAGAAGAACATTACCCGCCGCCAGGCCTGGCTCAAGATCAACTTATGCGGCGGCGCTGTCGCCCTGCCGGAAAATGCCATCAAAACCATCGTCCGCCGCTATGCGCGCAAGCTCGATCAGGCCGGCTGCTTCAGTCTTGACAACGTCATCTATGAGGTCAAGGGGCTGCATGACGCCTGGGTATGGATTTACCTGGGTGTTTTTGAGGATGCGATGGTGGCGGTCGATCAGCGGACGGGTGGCAAGTACGAGGTGGTGGATTTCCGGCCCAACCGGCTGGGCGAGTATCACGCGACGAAGGAAACGCCATACCAGCAGGCGCGCAAGGAATCCGTGACGCTCACGGGGATATGCAACACGCTCTATACCGTGGATGCGGCCGCCTCTGCGAATGTGGCGCAGTTCCCCACCCGGATCAAGGAAGCCAAACCCCTGGAAAACCCCCTCAACATCGACACCTATCCGAATGTCGAGACGGCGCTCATGGCGTTTCAGGCGTTATGCGGGTTTGCGATGGATGCGCAAAACCGGGAGTCGATCCGGGAACTGGTAATGGAAAACGGCTTGTCCAAACGCTACGTCGTCGATTTGGCGATGGAGATACAGGCCGAGCAGAATAGGGCGGCGCTGTGACAAGCGGCGTCGAGACCATAAACGATTGACAACTATTTTACGCAAGGAGGTTGAAGATGAATATGACACGACTGGAAACATTGGGCGCTCTGGGATACCGGGAAGATCCTTTTCGGCGGGCGCGGTTTGCCACCGGGGACATGGCGCGCACCTTGCGCATCATGACGATGGCGGTGGAATCACACGCGATGGTGAGCATCGTCGGAGAACGCGGCATCGGCAAAAGCGAGGCGGTGAACGCGGCGCTGGCTAAACTGGGGGTGCGCCGGGTAGTGGTTAACCGGGCTCAGAAGGAAAAGACCACCATCGCCGATATCGAGAAGGCGATTATCCTTGATCTATCCGATGAGTCCCCCAGGCGCGGCGCCGAGACCTGCTCCCGCCAGGTGCGGCGGGTCATGGGAGAGGCGAGCCGCAAACACAGGATCGTTCTGGTGATCGAAGAGGCGCAGCGCTTGCACTCCTCGACCCTGCGCAGCCTCAAAACGCTGCGGGAGATCGAGTGGATGGGCGAAACGGAACTCTTCACGATCATCCTGGTGGGCCAGTCCGATCCGATGAACCGGGCCGGGGTCTCCGAGGTTCGCCTGCGGGCGGACATGATCAGGATGCAGGGTCTGGCCGCCCATGAGGCGGTCCATTATGTCCAGGGCATCATCGGAAAACATTGCAGCGCTGCCGCCGCCGAACTCATCGGCGATCTTCCCCAGGCCAGAAATTTTTTGGAATTGCAGGAGTTATGCATCCACCTCCTGAACACGGCGTTGGCCGCAGGCCGCAATCAGGTGACCGAAGAAGACGTGAAGGGATATTGCGCCGCAAAGCCCGTGCCCGTGCCGGCAGGCGCGCCGAGGAAGCAACCGGCGTCTCTCAGCGGTCAAGACGCGCTGAGGGCCGTCGTGGACCGAAAGCACGGAGCGAGTGGGGCCCTGCGGGCGACGGGCGGATGCTGAAAAGCAGCGACAAACAGGAGGTGAAGGAAGTGGCAAGCGACAATCAATTAACCAAATACGAATGCGACCTGCTTTTTATTGTCGGGATCTGTCCGGACTGCGAAGCCCCCGGGGTTCCGGGTAATTTGAGAGCGTGCGCTTTCACAGACGTCGTATGCGTCAACTGTGGAAGTAAGTTTTATGTCTATCCGCCGACGTATGCGGAGCGGAGAGGAGGCGCGCATGAGACGGCCTAAAGTCCAGCCCATATTATTAAAAGAACTATGCCGGGCCTGCGGCGTCAGCCAGGCCATGATCGGCCGGGCCATCGGGATGTCCCGGTCATCGATCAACTTGATGTGCAACCGTCGATACATCCCCGTCGATCAGCCGGATTACAAAGCCAGTGTGGAAGCGGTGATCAGGCGCAACAGCCGCGCCATGCAGTGGTTGCAGGATCGCGGCATAACCGTGTCCGATGTGTGGGTGACTCCGGGGCGCCCGCAGAAAGCGGCGCGGTCCGCCAGGCGCGACACCAGGGGCATTCCCCAACGTCTCACACAGATACGGCAATCGCTGTGCATCACCCAAAGGGAAATGGCCGGAATATTGGGCATCAGCGCGCGGGTGTGGCAGTTCTATGAATCAGGCAGAAGTATCCCCGGCGGTTTAGTGATCGCGGAATTGGTTAATATCGGATTCAACGCCAATTGGCTTTTGTCCGGTCACGGCGAAATGAAGGATGGCAATTTAGGGAGGCGATAATGGTTCTTTTAATCATAACACTAATTGTTGTTTTTGGATTCGGCATCTTCTGGGGCATGGGTCTTCAGACCATGCTGGATCGTTACAAGCGCTACAAGCATCTGCATGAAGTCATCAAGGGAGGGAGGAGATAATGCTTAAAAGAATCCAAACATACATCGAACAGGAACCCTGGGACGAAGCGATGCTGCGGCAGGAGCGGTTGCTGAATCGGGCGATCGTGGTCGTCATGATCCTGTCCGCGATCTATCTTGTCCCGCCCGTCGTGGCCATATTTTTACGGTAAAGGAGGAATGAAGAGAGATGACGAAGCAAGATCGAAGATGGCAGAAACCGAAGGTGCCGCGTCGAACCAAGCAGCTCGAACTCTTTGCGGGGAACCGAGCGCACGTTTAGACCGTCAACGGATTTTATTGCCGATTGAACGGCCAGCAAATCGACACGGCGACATGCATCGTACACCAAACCCGAGAGCCGGGCAACTGCTTTGGCTGCGGACAGTTTAAATCGTAGGGCGCGTTCCCTGAACGCGCAGAAAGGGACCATCATGAAAATAGACGAAATCGAAATATTGACCAAAGTGTTTGCGGATGCAAGGCAGGTTCTGGCGGATCGCGTCCGTTCCCTTCAGGAAGAAATACAGACCATAAAACGCCGCCGGCTGCCCGGTATTAAGAGCGCCATCAATACCGTCATCGATAAGCAGGCCGAGCTGAAAGAAGCCGTGGGAGAAAGCGCAGGCCTGTTTGTCCGCCCAAAAACAATGATCATGAACGGCATCAAAGTCGGTTATAAAAAGGCCAAGGGAAAATTGTCCTGGGCCGATGATGATCAGGTGGTCAGGTTGATTGAAAAATATTTGCCTGATCAGGCCGAAATCCTCATCAAGACGACTAAAGAGCCGATCAAAAAAGCACTGGAGCAACTGCCCGCCGCCGATCTCAAAAAGATAGGGGTCACGGTCAACGCCGGTGGCGACCAGGTCGTAATCAAATCGACCGATGACGAAATCGATAAATTGGTGGATGCCCTTCTGAAGGAAGATGATCCGGAAAAGGCAGAGGAGGAGGCATGATACTAATCAAACCATCACATAAAATATTAACGCTCCTGGACTATCCTGCAATGCTGCGCCGAATCGAAGAAGCCGGTCGGACGTGTTACAAGTCCGAGGATAAGATCACCGAAGCGTCAGCAGTTCCTTTTGTTCGGCGCATTCTTAAGAGTGGTCACGAATCGGTTATCGAGCATGAATCTTTGTCCGTCAGGTTTATTTGCGATCGCGGCGTCACACATGAAATCGTCCGCCATCGCCTGGCGGCATTCAGTCAAGAATCTACGCGGTATTGCGATTATGGCGGCAAATACATTCACCCGCAAGTTACGTTTATTATCCCGCCCTGGATCAAGATCATTCCTGGGGAATATTATACAGAACAGGACGTTCCCATTGACGGGCATTCAGGATACTACTGGGCATGGGCTATGCTAAATGCTGAGAGGATGTACGCTACACTTCGGCAGCATGAATGGTCACCTCAGCAGGCCCGGTCCGTCCTGCCAAACGCATTGAAAACAGAAATCGTCATGACGGCGAATATCCGGGAATGGCGACATGTCTTGAAACTGCGGACATCGAAAGCCGCGCATCCGCAGATGCAGGAACTGATGCAGCCGCTGCTTACGGAATTGAAATCTGCATTGCCCGTGTTTTTTGAAGACATCAATGAAGAGGAGGCGGCGTGATCTTATTAATCATCGCATTCATTGTTGTGTTTGTTGTCGGTATTATGTGGGGCATAGGCATCAACGTAATGACGTCCGCCTGGAGGAAGCGCAGAGTCCGCAAGATGCCAGCGTTTCAACGCACACTTGACGCCTCCGGTTATCCGGGTGCGCCGCCGCCGTTATCAAACAGCCGTACTCGCATCACGCAGATCGGTGGTGATCATTACCGCTGCAAAACAATCCAGCCCTGGGACGCGATGGAATGCTGGATGAGCCCGGAGCAATTTAAGGGATTCCTACGTGGCAACGCGATCAAGTATCTGGCACGTTGCGATGACAAAGGCGGCATGGAAGACATCAAAAAGGCCGGGCACTACATTGCTAAGATGCAGGAGGTCAACTAAATGCGGCTTGTCTGCCCATCATGCGGAGCCACGGCCAGCGCGGACGCCTGGACGAATGACGCGGCCGTCCGATATGCGCTTGAGGCCCTGGTGCAGTTGCCCTCTCCGGTGTTGCAGCAGGTGCTCAATTATCTGGCACTGTTTCGCAAAGGAAAGAGCGCGCTGCCCTGGAAGCGCGTCCTGAAGCTCATCCGCGGATTGAAGGAACTGATTGCAGAGGGGAGTGTTCACGTTACGGGCTGCGAGACACGGCCGTGCACAGCGGAAATATGGGGCCTGGCAATGGAGGCCACAATCGAGGCCAAACCAAGCCTGAAAAATCATAACTACCTAAGCCAGGTGGCCTGGGATAAAGCTGCGAATCTGGCTGTCCGGACGGAAAAGGACCGCGAGGCAGCACGGCAAAACCGCCGCCGTGAGGAGGACGCAGATCCTGACGCTCTGTCAAATGAAACGCGCCAGGGAATCGAGCGGATGAAAAAACAATTAGGGGTATGATGATGGCATGCAAATATTTTGATCAATCGCATGAGATGGCGTGGGCCTGTAAGGTTAAAGGCGATGTATGCCTCGATTGGTTGAACTGGTATGAAAACAATAAGCGGCGCGTCGCTTGCGGTGATGATTTTTGTATTAATGTGCCGGATGATTTTGATCCGGAGATATTTGATTGTGTAGGAAACAGGGAAATAAGATGCAAAAGATCGATGCAAAACAAAAACAGTTGATCCACATTGCCCAGGCGCAGCTTGGCCTTGATGATGAGTCCTATCGCGCCATCATCGCCGGACGCACCGAAGGCAAAAAGACATCCAGCCGGGATCTGACTTATGACGAAGCGACGGCAGTGATCGACTATATGGTGAAGCAGGGCTTCAAGATTAAGGAAAAATTCACCGGGCGTGAGAGGGACACCAAGCGCCGTTGGAGATCCGGAAAGCGCCCGGCAAATGTCTATTGCCTGGCGTCGCACGATCAGCTCAAGATGATCAATGCCCTCGCCGGTCAAATCCAGTGGCGCGCGGAGAATGGTTTTCAACGCTGGATGAAGAAATATATCAAGATAGATCGCATCACAACGGATCTCGAAGCCAGCGACGTCATTGAAGGCTTAAAGGGTTTACTGGACAATCAGGAATAGAGGAGCACAGGATGTCAGATAGCTGGCATGATTACATTAAAGCTGAACAGCTTCCCGAGGATTATCAGCTCATTGTCAACGTGATCGGGTTGGAAAACGCCATCAAGTTGGCACAGGCGCTTCCGAGTATATACATCTATCTGGCTAGTCCCGATACACTGTTCAAGCCTGCAAAAGTTCAATACATCCTTGATCGATACGCTCAATCCGGCCCGGCAACACCATTTAATCACCGGAGAATGGCGCTGGAGACAGGTTTGTCTATCCGCGAGGTCTACGATATCATCGCAAGACGGAAGGAGGCATCTAAGCAGCAACGTTTATTTGAAGACGCTTGAATATTTGATCGATAAGGCGTATGTTGCGCCAGTAAAAGCCCTCCTCCCAACCGGACGAGGGCTTTTTTATGCACACCGCAAATGATTCTTTTTTCACAATCCATTATCGTCGCAGCAACTTCATCTCCTGCTTCGCGCCTGATCGGCCATGCCGGTCGGCGGCCGCACACCGTCAACCGGTGCTCCGGGCCGATCAGGCACAGTAGGAGATAGACAGAAATAACCAGAGACGGTGCCGGGTGTTCCGTACTGAGACGCCGCCCGGCACCACAAGCCTCTTTTGAAAGGCTCCGGACAATTGGGGTCCGGAGCCGCACTTATGAGGGATCACATGACAGAGATAAAAAAATATGTACTGCGCTTCGGGACGATCCTGCTGGTCGTCTGTCCGATCATATACTGGATAGGCGGGGCGCAGGCGCTAGGCATTGCGCTTCATAAGCTGTGCCTGGGCATGGTTGGTTTAGCGGCGGCAGAAACGATCTGGGCGGTATTTTTCAAGCCGGTCTATGGGAAGACGGAGACCCTAAAAGATGCGAACCTACTTCTTAGCGTCATGTTGTTTCGCGGCATGCTTTACGCTGCTCTTATCCTGGGCGTCACCCTCGGCCTCTAACGCTGAGAACCGCTGCCTGAAATACTGGCCGCAGGTGATCCGCGAGGCGAGGTACCACATCGGGATGGATGCTCCGGCTCATGAATTCATGGGGCAGATCGAAACCGAGAGCGGCTGCAAGGAAGGCGCGACCGCGTTTGATGGCGGGATGGGCCTGGGACAGTTCATGCCGGCAACGGCGGGATGGATACACGGCAAAGAAGATGCGCTGCGGGATCTATCGATGAAACCCATGCCCTACAACCCGCGCTGGTCGATACGGGCGCTGATTCTTTACGATCGATGGTTGTATCGAAACGTGGACTGCCGGGAATGGCATTACGCCTACCGGGCCTATAACGGCGGGCTCAATACAATCAACAACGAAATCAGAAAGGCCGGCTCCTGCGATCATTTAAAGGTCGAGGCAGCGTGCAAAAGGAAAGTCATCATAGTGAAAAGCGGACGGCTTGATATGTGCCGGGTCAATATTGCATATCCCGTCAAGATCCGGCAGGCGGGCCAAAAATACACGGGGGCACGATGAGTAGCAAAACAAAGATCACAATCGGAGTCCTTATCGCCGCCCTGATCATCGCCTGCGTTGCCGCATACACAGGCTGGCATCGGGAGATCCCCGTCCTCTCGAGAACGGAATATCTGACCGCACCTGAGCTGAAGCCGGCCGCAAAAATTCCCCGCGTGCGCGTACCCGTCAAGGCCGTGGTCACACTTGCCAAGAAAGCAGCCGCCGAAAAGTTGCAGATTCCGGAGCCCCTGGCTAAAGACGACAATCAACAAGTCATTGCCACGGCCACCCTGCCCCCATACGAGGGACATACAAGCACGATTACGATGATCGATACATCGACCGGCGAATCAAGGATCATCGCCAGGCAGGAACCTCTGTCCTTCTTTGCTCTGGAAAACAAGAAAGAAGTCGGCCTGCGCTATGGATTAACATCGGCGATCAACAGCGAAGCCGATTTATACGGCCGATGGGAGTTTCTCCGGATCGGCAGCACGCATCTGGGCGTCTACGGCGAATTGACGTCCCTTGGCGAATACCGGGCAATGATATCCATCGCCTACAGGTGGTGAGCATACTATTTTTGAAAACGGAGGTGATTAATTGGAATCAGTATCCCTGGGCACTGTTTTAAAAATTCTCGGCGAATTCGGAACCATCGGCCTGATTATTTATCTGTGGTGGACGGATAACCGCCGCATCTGGGCCGTCATGGATCGATACAAACAGGACATGGATGAGCAACGCAAAATGTATGAGTCCAACGTCTCACTCTGCCGGGACTTCGCCAGTATCACCAGGGATCTGCGGGAAATTGTGACGTTGAATATCCAGAGCATGACGGAAGTGAGTGATGCCGTCAAACAGAACCAGTTCTGCCCGCTGGTACGGATCGACACTAAAAAAATGATGATGAACATCAATGATAGGAGCAACGGATGAGCACCCAAAACGCAATGCGCCGAGTAAGGCTGACCAACCTCGAACATATAGCCCGCCGCTTGCGGCTGGACATCGAAAGCTTGTGCAAGACGATCTGCATCAATCTGGACGTGGGATTGTTTTCCAAACCGGAGGATCTGCCCGTCAATCAGGTAGACAGCCAGTGGGATGAGCTGAAATCGAAATGGGCGGAGCTGACGGTCGCCGTGAATGAGATCAAGCGGCTGGAAGAGGAACTGAAATAGTGGCGGAGAAAGGCGCGCGCACGCAACTGGAGCCGGTAGCCCGGCAGATGTACATCGATGGACAATCGCTCACCGCGATTGAAGCCGCGCTGGACGTCTCGCGCCAAACTCTTGCAGCCTGGAAGGGTCAGACGAAAAAGCCAGACGAAGAGTTTGACGAGTGGGACAAGGCACGTGCCCGCAAAGCGTCTTTCGGGCTGCGCATGGAAGCGCTCCTGGAGCGCGAATTGACCTATGCCGAGGAGCGGCAACCCGGCGCGATCGATGGCGGCTCTCTGGACAACTTAAGCAAGCTGGGCTCGCTGGTCGTCAAATTCCGCGCCCAGGAAAACACGAGCGCGACCTACGACAAAGCGAAGGTCTTCCTGGAGAACGTCCAGTGGATCGTCACTTGGCTCAGGGAGAATGATCCGGAGGGGCTGAAAATATTGGCGGCGGATTTCGACGCGATGACCATGCAGTTTAAGACGGAGCAGATGAATGGCACCAATGCGTAAAAAACAGAATCTTTCCGAGGCGCAGTTTGACGACTACGTCGCCTCGTTGCGCAAACTGATTGCCGAGAGCGTCTCGCCGTTCGAAAACGACACCCCGGAAAAGAAGCGTGAGCGGATCAGACGTTGCGCCGATCCGCTCACGTTCATGCAAACCTATCTGCCGCATTACTTTCCGTCCGAGCCGGCATCCTGTCACGCCGAATGGTGCGAGACTGCCGACACGCCCGGCCTCAATCTGCTCGGTGCGCCGCGCGATCACGCCAAGACCACCGTTGTTACTTTCGGCCTGCGCGTTTACCGGATTGCCCGGAAGCTGCGCAAATACATCATGCTGGGCTCCAACATTCACGACCAGGCCAAACGCTTCAGTGTCTCGATCAAGGTTGAACTGGAAGACAATCCCCGTCTGCGTCATGACTACGGCGATGCAATCGGCAAGACAAAGACCTGGGCGGACGATCTGTTTGTCACCAAGGGCGGTACGATGGTCGAAGCCCTCGGACGCGGGGATCAATGGCGGGGTAAAAAGTTCGGGCCCCACCGGCCAGACGATATCGGCCTGGATGACCTGGAGGACAATGCCACGGTCAAAAGCCCGACGGTTACGAAGGCGATCGTTGAATTCATCCAGGGTGAGGTCCTGGGCTGCATTGAAGGCGACTGCTCGGCCACAATGGTCGGCAACGTCTTCCACGGCAAGAGCGCTCTGTCGCAACTGATCGCGATGGAAAACGAAGAGACCGGAGAAAAGCTTTACAACTCCAAAGTCTATGACGCCGTTGTCGATGAGGAAAAGCACATCACCCTCTGGCCGGCCCGCTGGCCCTGGGACAAACTGATGCGCCGGAGGACGCTGGTCACCAAGCGCATCTTCAACAAGGAATACCGCAACAAAGCGACGGAAGAGGACAGCCCGTTTCCGCAAGAAACAGTCACCTACTATGACCGCATCGAGGTTATCCAAAGGCCCTTGATTTTTGCCACTGGCGTCGATCCGGCGGCAACGGCGACATCAAAGTCGGACTTCCGCAGCGTGATCACCTGGGGCCTCGATATCCGGGGCATGGTTTTCTCCTGCATGCACGCCTGGATCAAGCGCCGTTCCATCGGCGAATTCTTTGCGGCTGCCTATGCGCAAAACGATCAATATCCCGGCGTCGTCGTCGTGGAAGAAAACATGCTCAAGGATTTTCTGCATGATGCCATCCAGAACTACGCTGAGAAGGCGCGCCGTTATCTGCCCTGGAAGCCGATTAACCATACCACGAGCAAAATCGATTCCCGCATCATCGGCACCTGCGAATATTTGTGGGAGTATAAAAAAATGCAGTTTGAACAGCGGCACAGTGACCAGAACATCCTGGTCGAGCAATTTGTCTATATCAACAATCCGACTGTCCATGACGACGGACCGGACGCCTCCGAGATGGCAATCTCGGAATTACAGAGATCCGGCGGCGGCAAATACGCTTACCATCCCGTGAAAAAAAACGACGCTCGGGAAATGAAGAGGCCGGTGGCCGTTACGGCGGGACTCGGACGCGGAAAAGGGCTTTGGTAAAAACGCCCCACAATCGATTGAGCCGGTTTCTGGCCCCATTGGGTGGCGGATTCCATTGACACTGTTTATAAACACGTTATCGGGCGTAATAGGGGTAAAATTTTAATGCTGTTAGACCAACATGGACGACCCATCGAGAAAAATCAGCTCACGAGAGAGATTGCCGCCCCCACTTTGACGGGAATTCGGACGCTCTGGACGAACCAGGTAGCCTCCGGCCTGACGCCGGATCGTCTGGCCAGGATCCTGCGCTCCGCCGCCGACGGCGACCACGATGCTTATCTGACCCTGGCCGAGGAAATGGAGGAACGCGATCTCCACTATGCCGCCGAACTGGCCAAACGGAAACTGGCCGTGTCCCGCCTGCCCCTCACGGTGGAATCATACAGTGACAGCGCAGCCGACAAGAAACTTGCGGATGCCGTGCGCGATTTGCTCCGGCGGCCGGGCATCCGGAGCATGATCAAAAACTTGATGGACGGTGTAGCCAAGGGATTCAGTGTCGTCGAAATCCTTTGGGATAGATCCGGCCCCCGCTGGTTGCCGTCCTATAAATGGCGCGATCCCCGATTTTTCGCATGGGACCGTATCAGTCGTTCCGAATTGCGCCTGAGGGATGAAGCCGATATGGCGGAAGGGATTCCCCTGGCGCCATATAAATTCATTATTCATACACCCGTCATTAAATCGGGTATTCCGATCCGCAACGGTCTGGCGTTCCTTGCGGCATGGGCATTCATGTGCGGGGGCTATACGCTCAAAGACTGGATGGCATTTGCCGAGGTGTTCGGCATGCCCCTCCGGATGGGCCGATACCAGAACGGCGCACAAGACGCCGACATCGATATTCTCAAAATGGCCGTGGCCAATCTGGGCTCGGACGCCGCTGCCGTTTTCCCGGACTCCATGAAGATCGACCTGGTCGAGGCGGCAAAGTCATCGGGCGCCAATGAATTTTTCAAAGTACTGGCCGTCCACCTGGAAGATCTTCTCAGCAAGGCTATCCTCGGACAAACCTCGTCGTCAGGCGGCAAGCCCGGAAAACTGGGCGATGAAAAATTGCAGATACAGGTCCGCGACGATATCCGTGATGACGATGCGGAGCAGGTCGAGGAAACCCTGAACCGGGATCTGGTCCGGCCTTACATCGATCTGAATTTCGGTCCGCAGCAGAATTATCCGATGTGTTGCCTGAGAGCCGTCAAACAGGAAGACATCAAGACGCTCTCTGACGCCTTGGACAAATTAGTGCCGCTGGGATTGCGCGTGGAGCAGTCCGTCATTCGCGACAAACTGGGCCTGCCCGATCCGCCAAAGGACGCGGAATGCCTGTCGGCAACGGGAGCAACGGCCCCGCCGCCGGATAAGGCAGGCAACCGTGAACGGTGCGCGACCGCTTTGAACCGGGAGAGCGACGGCGATGACGCGGTGGACGAAATCACAAATGAGCACCTGGACGATTGGGAGTCCGTCGTGGAACCGCTGCTGACGCCAGTGATCGGCCTGGTGGATGAAGTAATACGGACCGGCGGCACCTTGCAGGATCTGCTGGCCAGGCTACCCGAATTGTATCCCGGCAAGCAGGATGACCGGATGATTACCGACCTGGCGCAGGCGATGCTCAAAGCGCGCGCGATGGGCGACGCCACGGATGAGGTGTGATTTGGCTACCACAACAGCGACATTTCCCGGACCGGCGCCGAAAGAGGCTGTCGATTACATCAAAAACAAAGGCTGGAAGCCAGGCTGGGATTACCGGGACGTCTGGCGGGAGGAGCATGCCGTGGCGTTTACCGTGGCCAAGGCCACGCGGATGGAGGTTTTAGAGAGCATCCGGACGGAAGTGGAGCGGGCCGTTACGGACGGCATCACCCTGCGGGAGTTTCGCAAGAGCCTGACGCCGACGCTGCAAAAGCTCGGCTGGTGGGGACGGCGCGATCAGGTGGATCCTCTGACCGATGAAATTAAAAACGTACAGTTGGGCAGCCCGCGCCGTTTAAAAACCATTTACGACGTCAATTGCCGCACGGCTCGCGCAGCCGGGCAGTGGCAGCGGGCCGAGCGCACGAAAAAAGCGCTGCCCTACCTGCTGTATCAGGTCGGCTCGGCCCGGAAGCACCGGCAAGAGCACTTGAGTTGGAACGGCACCCTGCTGCCCGTGGATGATCCCTGGTGGAACACGCATATGCCCATCAACGCCTATGGCTGTCATTGCCATGTGCGCCAGGTCAGCGAGGGTGAAAAAACCGACCTGATGCAAAACGGGATCCCCGATCCGGCGGCGCCGATGGAAATCAATCCCAAAACGGGATTGCCGACGGGAAGGCGCAAACGCATGACGACGCCGGTGAAAACGGACGCGCCACCCGTAAAATACCGGAACTGGCTGAACAAGCGGACCGGGGAAACGATCAAAGTGCCCGAGGGGATCGATCCCGGGTTTGATACGAATCCCGGGAAGACCCGGCTCAAAAACGTTGCGGATTTCCTGGCCGGCCGGCTCGCCGTCGCTGATAAGGCGCTGGCCCAGGTGGCGGTCAGGGATATTGTCAGCGCCCCGGATTTTTCGGCACTGGCGGATGGAAACGAAAGCACGCTCCTTAAGGCGGCGTATGAACTGATCGGAAAGAAGGAAGTAAAAAAACTGATGGAGAGAATCAAATGAAATTTGGAATTGCACGCAATTCAGAAAACGGCATTCCCATGGGAATTGCCCTGAACATCGAACCCTCTGCCGACGGCACTGTGCCCGAATGGATCCAGTTGCTGCCTGCTGGACCGGTCAAGGGGAGAGACGGCAGGGTATGGATTAACGATTGTCCGGACGCTGTTATCAAGGCATTTGCAGCCGAAGGGAAAGATATTCCCATCGACTGGGAACATGCATCGGAACTTAAAGCCCCCCAGGGCGATCCGGCGCCGGCTGCGGGGTGGCTCAAGGCAATGGAATTGCGAGGCGGCGAAACATGGGGGCAGGTGCAGTGGACCGCACGGGCGGTCGAGCACATCAGAAACCGGGAATATCGCTACATCAGCCCTGTTTTTATCTATGAAAAGGAATCGCGCAGAATCGTCCGGATTACATCGGCGGGCCTGACCAATCAGCCCAACCTGTACCTGACGGCATTTAACAACGAAAACCCAACAGGAAAGGAGAAAAATCAAATGGAATTAGCTCAACTACTGGCGGCGCTGGGACTCCCGGCCACCGCAACTTTTGCCGAGGCTCTTAACCGCATCGGCACCGTGAAACAGGACTGTGCCATAGCCCTGAACCGGGCGGAGAACCCTCCCCTGGATAAATTTGTACCCAGGGCGGATTACGACAAGATCGTCGAGAAGGCGACCAACGCGGAAAAAGCGTTGACCGCCAAAATTACTGCGGACCTGGAAACGACCATTAACACGGAAATTGAAGCGGCCCGGAAGGACGGGAAAATCACGCCGGCCACAGTCGATTACCACAAGGCGCAGTGCCGGACGGAGGGCGGCCTGGAGAGATTCCGGCAATACGTGAAAGATGCGCCGATCGTCGCGGATAAGTCCAACCTGGACGGCAAGAAGCCCGGCGGCGAAGGCGCACTGGACGATGTGCAACTGGCGATAAACAGCCAGATGGGCATCGATTCGGAAACGTTTAAGAAATACGACAAATAGCGACGCATATCTCGCATCGCGTGAATCGTGAAGCGTGCAGCGTGGAACGAAAAACAAAATATCTGAAGGAGGAAAACATGAGTCCAATACATTGTTTCATTGGTTTGATCATAGCGGCAATCCTGATTGTGCTGCTCACATACATGCTCGACCCGAACCGCAAAGGGTTTGCGTGTCGGAAGCTCGCGAGCCAGCGCGGGGCTTTAACCGCTGACAAAAAACTCGAATACAAGGAAGGCGTGGAGATTCCCGCGCCGGTGGCAGCGCTCACCAAGATTTTTGCAGGTGCGTGGACATGCGTCAATGCGGCGGGCTACCTGGTTCCCGGCGCGGATACGGCGGGTCTGATCTTTCACGGGATATCGCGCCAGTATGTGGATAATTCTCTCGGTGGCAACGGCGATTTATCCGGTCTGGTTCGCAGGCGCGGACTGGTAAAGGCCACGTTGGCCACGCCCATCACTATTGCCAATATCGGAGACAACGTATTTCTGGTCGATGATGAAAGCATCGATTTAACCGCCAACGTCACAAACAATATTTACTGCGGCGTCATAGCCGAATATATCGACACGACACATGCCTATATTGACATCGAACCGGCTATTATCCAAGGGGCTGTGGCCACGCATATCGCTGACGCATCCGCCGCCCATGCTGCGTCCGCCATCTCGATTGCCGATGCGGGCGGTTTTACGGCGCAGACAACCGTAGAGGCCGCGCTCCAGGAAATCTATCCCAAGGTTCCGGTGCCCATCGCCGATCCGGGTGCGGCTGGCGCGATTCCTGTCGCAAAATCCGGATCGGTCGCCATCACGACGGCGGCGGCGGAAACCCGGACGATTGCCATTCCCGGACTGGCGGGCATTACGCTTGCCCTCAGCCTGGATGTGGACGGCGGTGATTGTACCATCACGGTGGCGGCTCCGATCAACCAGACAGGCAACAATACCATTGTCCTCGGCGATGCAGGCGACACTATCGTGCTCACGGCTGTGAAGAAAGCCGGTGCGCTGGTCTGGCGCGTCCTGGTTAACGACGGCTGTGCGTTGTCAACGGTCGGTTAAGTTTTTTAAAAACACAAAATGAATCCAGAAGGAGGAATAAAATGATTATCAATCAGGCAGCCCTTACGGGCATTTATAAGTCATTCAGCGTAATTTTCAATCAGTCGCTGGAACAGACAGAAAGCATGATCGAACTCATCGCCATGCGTGCACCGTCAACCGGAGCAAGTGTGGATTATACATGGCTGGGTAGTTTCCCCAACATGCGCGAGTGGCTCGGTGATCGTGTTGTTAAGGACCTTGCAGCGCATCATTATGAGCTGCGTAACAAGCGTTACGAAGCCACGGTCGGGGTCGACGCCGATCATATCGAGGATGATCAGGCCGGTGTCTATAAACCGATGATTCAGGAACTGGGCCGGGCCGCCAAGGTGCATCCCGATATCCTCGGGTTTGCGCTCCTTGCGGCAGGCTTTTCGACCAACTGCTACGACGGGCAGTACTTTTTCGATTCGGATCACCCCGTGGGAGATGGGTCCGTTTCTAATACTGGAGGAGGCTCCGGCAATCCGTGGTTCCTGTTGGACCTATCCAGAGCAATCAAACCGATGATTTTGCAGATTCGCCGGCCGCCGAGATTTGTGTCCCTCGATAAACCCACAGATAACGAAGCGGTCATGAGGAATAAATACATCTATGGAGTTGATGATCGGAAAAATGTCGGCCTCGGCCTGTGGCAGCTTGCGTACGGCAGCAAGTCCACGCTTAGCGAGACCAACTATGTTGCCGCCGGGGATGCAATGATCGCATTTACCAATGATGAGGGAGTGCCCCTGGGGACTAAACCGACTCATCTGCTGGTCGGCGGGACGAACCGGGCTGCCGGAAAGGCACTTATAGAAAAAGCCTTCAAGACCGGCGGTGAGTCCAATGAATGGTATCAGGATACCAAGTTGGTTGTGTGTCCCTGGTTAAGATAGACAATTATTAATCGAATGAACAAAGTAGTGGGCTTATCCCGCTACTTTTTCAAAGGAGGAAAATAGATATGATCAGAATAGTAAGCAAAAAGGAAGGATTTCGGCGTTGTGGTATCGCTCATTCCAGTAATCCCGTTGATTATCCGGAGGATGAATTTACCGGGAAACAGCTTGCGGCGTTGAAGGCCGAGCCTATGCTGGTTGTCGTGCAGGTGCCTGATCCGGCCGGCAAAGAGAAGAAATAACAGTTTTGGCAAATCAGCTTCAATCTCCCTCCCAAGCAGGAGGGAGATTTTAAAAAACCGGGAAGCCGGCCAGGAGTAAGGCATGTTCTACGCGACACAACAGGACATCATCAACCGTTACGGATCCGACGAACTGATCGTCGCTGCCGATCATGATGAGGACGGCGTGGCGGATCCTTCAGTGGTCGAACAGGGTTTGAAAGACGCCTCCGATGAAATCGACGTCTATATCGGGGGGCGATACACTCTGCCCCTGGCGGTCGTCCCGCAGGTACTGACGCGCCTGTGCGTGGATATGGCGCTTTATCACATGTCGAAACCGCCGTCGGTTACCGAAGAAAAGCGCAAGCGGTTTGAAGACGCGGTGAAATTGCTGACCAAAATCAGCGAAGGGAAAATTACCCTCGGCGCGAGCGATCCCGAAGGTTCCGGCAACGCCGGCGGTTCTTTCTTTCAGGCAAACGACCGGTTGTTTAAACGGAGGCGGATATGAGCGGCGCCGGACTGATTTACGATTTCAGCGGTCTGAAATCCCTGGAAGCCCGGATGGCCCGTCTGTCCCGGCTGAAAAAAACGGATCTGCTGGATATCGTCGGGGCAAAAGTCGAAAGCCAGACCCGGCGCAGGATCCAGGATGAAAAGGAAAGCCCGGAGGGCGTTGCCTGGCCCGCCTGGTCGGACCGGTATGCAGCGCGGCGTCCGGAGGGAGCAACGCTGCTGATGGGCGAAGACCACATGCTGGATTCAATCACGTTTCTGGCGGTGGATCAGAACAGCATCGAAGTCGGATCGAACATGATTTATGCGGCCACGCAGCATTATGGAGATAAAGACCGAAGCATCCCTGCGCGCGCGTTTCTGGGGCTCTCCGAGGCAAATGAGACGGAACTGGTGCGCGATATTGACAACTATCTGGATAGTGTAATGAGGCGGAAGCAATGACATTCAACGATGTGCGCACGGCAATTGTGAATACGCTGAAAGCGGACGCGGCGCTGGATACGCTGAAAGTGGATGTCCGGACGCATCGCGGCCGGTTTACGCTGGATGATCTGAAAACCGTGGCGGCGCGGCCCATGTCCGTTCTGGTTGCCTGCCTGGCCGTCAAGGATATGGATTTGCAGTCCGGGCAAGTGGACTGCCGGTGTGTCTGGGGCGCATTTGTCGTCGCGGTGGACAAACCGCAAATGAGTCGCGACGCGGCGGCGCTGGTCATTGTTACCAGGCTGGCGCTGGTCATCCCCGGCAATCTGTGGGGATTGGACATATCGGCTCCGGAGCATATCGAGGCGATGAATCTGTACTCCGGAAAGACGGACGAAAAGGGAATGGTCATCTGGGCCGTCACCTGGGAGCAGACTGTATCTCTCCTGCTCACGGATCCGGAAGGCCTGAACGACTTTTTGAAGTTACATGCCGATTGGGATCTGGCCCCGGCGGATGAGCAATATGAAGCCAGCGACGATGTGAGCCTGCCTGGACCGGCAGAGACTGATGACTGAAAAGGAGGATTTATGGAAAATATGTTTATCAAACCCGCACGGCCGGGCCTGATCGTTCGGGATCCGGCGACGGGGAAGGCGCTTGATGCAGCCGGTGAGAATAAACCCCGGGACACCTATTGGATACGCAGAAAGAACGCTGGAGATGTGATTACGGCAACACCTCCTGAAGACGCATCAGCCGTAAAGAAAGACAAGAAAGGGTGATGAACAATGACGATTAATTTTAATCAGATACCGTTTGATATCCGGGTTCCCGGCGTCTACATCGAGACCGACAATTCCCTGGCCGTGGGCGGACTGCCGGCAGATCACCATCTGATCCTCGTGATGGGGCAGCGCCTGACCACCGGAACCGTGGCCGCTCTGACGCCTGTCCGGATCCTGAATAAAGGCCAGGCCGAGGCGTATTTCGGCCGTGGATCCATGTTATCGGCAATGCTCTCCGCCCTGAAAGGAGCCAACGGCTATACGGAAACATGGGCCATTGCGCTGGATGAGGACGCGGCCGGAGCGCAGGCGGCGGGAGCCGTGACAATTGGCGGCGTCGTTTCCGCCACGGGTACGTTTTGCATTTACATCGGCGGGCAAAGGATCAAGGTCGCCGTCGCCGCAGGCGAGGCTACAACCGTTACGGCAACCAGTGTCGCGGCGGCAATTAACGCCAGAACAGACCTGCCGGTTGCGGCAGTCGTGGATCAGGTCAATGCGAGCAAGGTCAACATTACATGCCGCTGGAAGGGTGAATCAGGCAATTTCATCGATATCAGGCTCAATTATTACCAGAGCGAGAAAACGCCGACCGGCATGACCGTCACGATTACCGCCATGACGGGCGGCACAACCAATCCCGATATCGCCGACGCCATCGCCGCGATCGGGGACGAACAGTACCAAACCATTATCGTTCCGTGGACGGACGCGGCCAACCTCGCGGCGCTCTATACGGAGATGCAGCGCAGATGGAGCGCCCTGGTTAAAAAAGAGGGACTGGCATTCGCGGCGGTGGCGGGATCTCACGCGGACATTTCCACGCTGGGCGATTCTCTGAATGATGAATGCCTGACGGTGATGGGCACGCAGGGATCGCCGACAACACCCTGGGAGATGGCCTCGATTGTGGGCGCGGTGGACGCCTATGAGCCCGATCCCGGCAGGCCCCGGCAGACGCTGGTCATGACGGGGGCCATGGCGCCCAGGCCGCAGGATCGTTATATGCTGAGCGAGCGCAATATTCACCTGTATGACGGCATTTCCACCTACACGGTGGATGACGGCGGATTGTGCCGCATTGAGCGGCTCATCACTACCTATAAGACGAATCCGGGCGGCGTGGATGATGTCAGTTACCTCAATGTGAATACCATGCGCATCATCGCATATCTGCGTTACAGTTCACGGGTCCGCGTGGCATTGCGGTATCCGCGCCATAAACTGGCTGACGACGGTACGGAAATCGCTCCCGGCCAGGCTATTTTGACGCCGAAAATTATGCGGTCGGAACTGATCGCCCTGTTTATCCTGTGGATGAAGGCCGGCCTGGTTGAAGGGCTGGAACAGTTCAAACGGGATTTGATTGTCGAGCGCAACACGACCGATCGCGACCGCGTGGATGCGATCATTCCGCCCGACGTCATCAACCAGTTCCGCGTATTTGCAGCCTCGCTGCAATTCAGACTCTAATAAGGGAAAGGAGAATAAAATATTATGGGGCAAGTACTGGGAAGAGCCACCATTAAACATGACGGCAATGTGCTCCTGACGGACAAGGGGGCAAAGTTGAACATGGGCGGCGTGGAACGCAAGCCCGTTGAGGGAGACACGGTTCACGGCTATGCCGAGGAAACCAAAGCGCCCTTCATCGAGTGCAACATCAGCCTGGCCAAAGGAGCGTCTCTGAAAACCATTGCGGACATCACCGATGCCACGGTCACGTTTGAGGCGGACACCGGGCAAGTCTACACATTGACGGAAGCCTGGTCATCCGTTCCTCCGGAGGTCACTGCCGGCGAAGGCGGGAAAATACCCGTCAAGTTTTACGGCATGAAATGCGATGAGGTGACGTGATGACGGTGACCCTCAAAAATGGTTTGAAAGTCGGCGATGCCGTCCATAAGGAAGCGGAAATCCGCGAGGCCACCGGCGGCGATTTTATCGATGCGACGGAAGAAAGCGAACGGCTGTGCCAGACGCCGGAGGGCAACTATATCCTGGTGGCCAGCCCCACGCTGGTGGGCATCAATACCCTGCGCCGGCAGATTGTGCGGATCGGCGACTACGCCGGTCCGCTGACGACGGCCGAAATGAAGAAACTGTCCGGCAGGGATATTAGCCTGCTCCAGACGGCGGCGGAAAAGCTCGATGACGCCGCCAATGCGGTCGCCGAACGGGGAAAGTGATCATGCGGCACAGGAGGGTCCTCTATACCTGTGTCGCTGAACTGGCGATGAGGACACACTGGTCGGAAGCGGATATCAAATCCCTGCCCCTGCGCAGGCTATACAGATACATGGAATTGACGAATGGCGCTTAGAACATCACTCTTTATTGATCTGGCCGGCAATATGGCCGCCAGGGCTCATCAGCTCCTGGGCGGATTGCAGCGACTCGGGGCGAAGGGCTCCCACTCCATGACCGTTCTGAACCGCACCATCCAGGCGACCGGGCGCGGCCTGGACCGGCTGGGCAACCGCTACACGGCAATGCTCTCCGGGGCAGCGGGAATCGGCACAGTCAAGCAGGTCGGTGACCTTTCGATGAGGCTGACACGCCTGGGCATTAACGCCAATATCTCGCGGGAGCAGACCAGTCTTCTTTACAAACAACTGCTCGACACCGCGCAGATGCCGGACATCCGTGTTAATCCGGGAGAACTGCTGGAGGGTGTGGAAGTCATTGTTGAAAAGCTGGGCGATCTTGATTTGGCCAAAGCGAATCTGCGCAATATCGGTTTGATGATGCAGGCCACGGGAGCGCAAGGAAAAGAAGCAGGTGACATGATCGCCAACTTCAAAGAAAAGTTCAATCTTAAAACTCCGGAAGAGGTACTCCAGGGACTGGATATCCTGGTTAAACAGGGGAAAGCCGGATCATTTACTCTCAAAGACCTGGCCACTCAGGGCAACCGGGTTACAGCTGCATATGGGGCGATGGGACGCGGTGGGCTGGATGCCGTCAGGGAAATGGGCGCCGTGCTTCAGGTATTCCGGAGAGCAACGGGGAGCGCCGAAGAGTCATCCACGGCTTTTAAGAATGTATTCAACGATCTGATGGAACCTTCCAAGCAGAAACACCTGAAGGGCCTCGGGATCAACATCTGGGACCCGGCACAGCTTAAAGACGGAAAAAAGAAGATCCGCAGTATTGTCGATATCATCGATGAATTACTGAAAAAGACTAATGGCGATCCGGAAAAACTGAACCGCATTTTCGGTATGCAATCGCTGGACGGCATGAAAGCTTTTATCGCGGAATGGCAGAAAGCAAAGAAGAACGCGGCGGGTGAGTTCATGAACATAAAAGGCGACGGCGCAGAGTTGATGAAGGATTCCGCCCGCGCAGCCAAAGAATTCAATTCCGCAATGCAGAACCTGCACACCAGTTGGACGCGATTTGCGCAAAACAACCTGGCCGGACCGATCCAGAAAATGGCTAATGCCCTTAATAGTATCGATATCGAACGAACACAAACGCTATTAAAAGTACTTGGTGGTGTAGCGGCAGTTGTTGGCACATTGATGGCGGCGCGCTATGCACATGGTCTATTTAAGTGGGGGCAAAATCTTTTCAAAAAGGGCGGCAAGCCCGGAACTGAAATGCCCGGCGGAATCCCCGGCGCGGGCAACGCCATGCCCGTTTACGTGGTGAATATGCCCGGTTCGATTCCCGGGGCGCCGGGTGGTAACATACCGGACGGTGGTAAAGCAGGCAAGTTGTCGAAAATGGCTAGATGGATAGGAACTGTCGGCCTGGGGCATGCCGGCTTAACAGGTGCAGCAGCGCTGAGCGCTGTTGTGGCTGGCGGCACTGGTATTTATTCGGCGATAGACGCTGCGCGTGGAGGCGACGGGAAGAATTGGATTAGTGAGTCCCCTACATTTAACGGATTTTATGGTGACAAGCTCTATGACCTGCTCCACAGTCAAAAGGAAGAAAAAGCGGCCGGCGGAAAGACCGAGGTCGGCGGGAAAATCAAAATCGAAATCCAGCAAAACGGCCAGGCGGTGGTCAGAGAAATTCGGGCTGACAATCCGGCAGTCGGCTTTGATGTGTCTACCGGACTGATGATGAGATCGTATTGATATGAGCTGGCGTGAACAGTGGCAGGCAGGATCGTTTCGTGACGTGGAATTCAAATGGCGGCAAAGCGACACCGTCGTGGGCCGGAAAACGGCGCGCCATGATTATCCTCAGCGGGATGACGCCTATATGGAGGATCTGGGCAAGCGGCCACGGGAGTTCTCGCTCGAATGTTTTGTCATCGGCAAAGATTATATGGATGACCGCGACGCCCTGATGGTGGCGCTGGAGGAGGCGGGACCGGGCACGCTGATCCATCCCACAATGGGAATGATGTTGGTCAGCCTGAACGGCGATGTGAGGATAGCGGAATCAACGTCTGAAGGCGGCATTTGCCGGTTCACCATTCCCTTTATTCTGGCGGAAGAAAACAAATGGTATTTGTCGGCGGATACGGATACGGCAGCCGCCGTGGATCAGCGGTCCGAAGGGATGATTGAAATGACGGAAGAGGATTTTGCTGACGATTTTTCCGTCGAGGATATGCCCGCTTATGTCAGTGACGCCGCCAGCAGCATGGCCGGGACGGTTTGTGACACGGTCAACGGGCTGTCGGCAATGTTTCCGGTGGGCATCAAGACGCCGGCGTTTGTGAAGAGCCTCAATAAAATCAAAACATCCCTCACGACGCTTGCGGGCAAACCGCTTACCCTGGCCAAGGCAATCACCGGGCAGATTAATAAATTGAGAGATATCGCGCTGGCGCCGCTGAATCTGGCGAATTACACCAGAAGCCAGGCCAAAGTGCTTTTGAATTTGACGCAATCCGTAGCCGGGTTGCCGATGTCGCTCTTGAACGCCTATGCAACGCTGTTCAATTACGGGAAATCAACTGCCACTGCGGCGTCTGCGACGCCCTCCCGCGTCCGGCTGGCGCAAAACAGTGAGGCGCTCGCCGCACTGGTCCGGCGCACTGCCATCGCCGAAGCGGCCCGGACGTCATCCACCGTTACATTCACCTCCTATGATGAGGCCGTCCATGTGCAGAATATCCTGATTGAGGCGATCGACACCGAGTCTCTGACAGCCCCCGACAGCGTGTATTCCACCCTGATGGATTTGCGCGCGGCCGTGGTGATGGATCTCTCCACGCGCGGCGCCGATTTGTCACGGATTATCAAGTACACGCCCGCCTGCACGGAACCGGCATTGATCATCGCCCACCGTCTCTATGGCGACGCGACGCGGGCCGATGAAATCATTGCGCGCAATAAGATCAAGAATCCGTTGTTCGTGCCCGGCGGCGTTCCCCTGGAGGTGCTCAGTGATTGACATAACGTTGCAGGTGCAGGGGATGGAATACCGGGGCTGGAAATCAATAGATATATCCATCGGCATGGAACAAATTGCCGGCTCATTCAAGCTCACCGCGTCGGATCGCTGGCACGGGCAGGATGAGGCGTGGCCCATTTTAAACGGCGATGAATGCAGGGTTCTTGTCGGAGATACGACGGTGATCACCGGATATGTCGACGAAGCCAGCCCGGAATATGACTCCAAAAGCCACGGCCTGAATGTGAACGGACGCGATGCAACGGGCGATCTGGTGGATTGCTCGGCAATCTATAAATCCGGTCAATGGTTGGGCGCGGATCTCCTGAAAATTGCCGCAGATCTCTGCGCGCCATTTGGCATCGGCGTAACGGCCGATGTGGATGTAGGAAAGAAGTTTGCCAAGTTCGCGCTCCAAGAATGCGAGACTGTATTCGAGGCCATCGAACGGGCTGCCCGGCAGCGGGGGATCCTGCTGTTGTCGGACGGCAACGGAGGGTTGGTGTTGTCGCGCGCGGCGGAAAACAGGCTGGATGCGTCCCTGGTCAAAGGGATGAATATCGAGGCGGGCAGCGGCTCATTCTCGCACAAGGACCGGTTCAGCCAATATATCATTAAAGGCCAGTCGCCCGGCAGCGATGATTCCGGAAATACATCGCAGCACGCCCAGCTCAAGGCTAAAAGCGCAGATGAAATGGTGACCCGTTATCGCCCGCTGATTATCTATGCCGAACAGGGTGACGGATCGACATACGCGGATCGTGCCGTCTGGGAGCGGAACGTTCGCGCCGGCCGATCAGCGCGGCTGCAATACACCGTTACGGGATGGGAATACAAGCCGGGATTGATCTGGCTACCCAACAGACTGGTGCCCGTAACGGACGATTATATCGGTGTGGATGAGGAGCTGCTCATTGTCCGCTGCACCTATCTGCTGGACGACGGCGGCAGCAGAACACGGCTGGAGCTGTGCCGGCGGGAGGCGTTTGATCTGATTAATTTGCCGAACATGCGGCGCCATACCATGCGCGGCCGGAAGGACAGCAGGATCAAGGATAAGGAGGCGTTGAAATGGTAGAACTATTCCGCCGCCTGATTGCTCCCTATATGAGGATGGTCCGCATGACGGTGGCCAGGGGCGTGATCAATCTGGTTAACGACGGCCTGCAAATACAGGAACTTCAGGTGACACTGCTGGCCGATGAAGTCCGTGCGGGTGTAGAGCGTTTCCAGGAATACGGGTTTACTTCCCATCCTATCCCGGGTGCGGAACAGGTGACGGTCTCGGTGGGCGGAAACCGCGATCACGGCATCGTCATTGCCGTGGAGGACCGGCGTTATCGGCTGAAGAACCTCGCGCAGGGTGAAGTGGCCCTCTATACCGATGAGGGCGATAAAATCCATCTGAAGCGTGACAAAACAATAGAAATCGTCAGCGGCAATAAGCTTGTGGCCACCGTGGAAAACGAAGTGGAGATCACCACTAAAACAGCGAAGGTAAGCGCTTCTGTAAGCTGCGAAGTGACCAGCCCGGCAGTGTCCGTGGTCGCTGCGACCAGCGTCCAGGTGAACAGTGCGGCGATAATGCTTGGCAGCGGGGGAACAACGCGCTTTATTGTAGATGAGCGGTTTCTTGATATTTACAACAATCATCAACATGGCCCTGATGGAACGCCGGTAGTAAAACTCACAGCCGGCGGCGTGTGTACATCAATAACCAAGGCGGGATAAATTAATATGTCCGATATCGCTGTAATCTATAATCCGGAAACAATGTCTTTTTCCTGGAGCATTACCAGTCCCGGCCTGGCCGAGGACGCAGGGCTGGAAACTGCCGTTATGGTGTCGCTCTTTTCAGATCGCCGCGCCCGGGTAGACGATGTCTTGCCGTCCGGTGACGATCGGCGCGGATGGTGGGCGGACGCCTATGCGGAGCAGGAAGGAGATTTATGGGGTTCGCGTTTATGGCTGTTGTCCCGGGAAAAGCAGATGGGCAAGGTTTTGCGGCGGGCTGAAGAATATGCCCTGGAGGCCCTGAAATGGATGATCGAGGACCGCGTGGTGCAATCGGTCAGCCCCCAGGCGGAAATCGTCCGGGATGGCGTGCTGGGCCTGACGGTTGTGATGACACGAGGCAAAAACATGGCGACGAAATACCGATTTGAAATCTTCTGGAAGGGAAATTGACCATGACATTCCAAAGACCGACTTTATTGCAACTTATCCAGCGCGCGACGAATGCGCTCAACAGCCATTTGACAGGCACGGATGCGGCTCTACGGCGCGCAAATACCAATGCCCTGGCCAAGATGCACAGCGGCGGCGTTCACGGCTTATACGGATATTTGGCTTATATTGCAGAACAGGTCATTTATGATACGGCGGATTCCGAATACCTGGAACGATGGGCATCCATCTGGAAGGTGTTTCGCAAGCCGGCCGATTATGCGACCGGCAATATCACCGTCACCGGTCAGTCCGGTGCGGTGGTCCCATCCGGCACCGAATATCAGCGGGCGGACGGAATAGCCTACACGCTGGATGCGGAAATCACACTGGTAACAGGCACAGCGACCGGAATTGTAACCGCGGTTGATGCCGGAATCGATGGGAATGCGGACGAAGGTGCGACGCTCAATATGGCGATCCCAATTGCAGGAGTAACATCAGCAGCGGCTGTCGCCGGCGGCGGAATCGCCGGAGGTGTGGATGCTGAGGATGATGATGGCCTGCGCAGCCGGTTTATCGAGCGGCTGCGACGCACCCCGCAGGCAGGGGCCGATTACGACTATGAAGGCTGGGTGCTGGAAGTGCCCGGCGTCACGCGGGCGTGGTGTGTGGGTAAACAGTTCGGGGGCGGTACAGTCGGATTGACATTTGTTTGCGACGGCCAGGCAGGCAGTATAATCCCGGCGGCGCCGACAGTGGCCGAGGTGGCCGCGTATATTGAAACAAAGCGTCCGGTAACGGACGATGTGACTGTTTATGCGCCGGTCGCGGATCCGCTGAATCCTATCATTCAATTGACGCCCGGCACAACGGAAGTAAAAGCGGCCGTCGAGGCCGAGTTGCTGGATTATCTATCGCGGGAGGCAGCACCCGGCGGGACGACGTTGGTGAGCAAATTGAACGAGGCCATATCGATCGCGGCGGGAGAGGCCGATCATGCGCTGGTTAGTCCAGCAGCCAATATAGTGCACGCAGTGGGGCATATCGCGGTATTGGGGACAATTACATGGGCATGAACGCTGAAGAGTACCTGGACATCCTGATGAAGTTATTGCCTCCCGGCCAGGCTTATCCACGGGGCAGAGAGGGCGTTATGCCGGCCGTTCCGGCGGCAATGGCGGATGAATTTGCTCTGATCGAGGCCCGTGTGGAATCGCTGTTGGATGAGGCGGATCCGCGCACAACTATGGAAATGCTGACGGATTGGGAACGGCTGCTGGCTCTTCCGGACGAATGTACCGGTCCGCTGGATACAGTTGAAAAGCGGCGGCAGGCCATTATCTCCCTGCTGACCGATATCGGGGGTCAAAGCATACCTTTTTACATCAATTACGCAGCAGCGTTGGGTTATACCATCACCATCACTGAGTTCCGGCCTTTCACATGTAACACTCCGGTAGACCGGGGCATCTATGAGGAATCAGCCCGCTATACCTGGAGAGTCAATGCGCCGGCGACGTCCATCACGGTAGCAACGTGTCAGAGTCCATGCAGTGAGCCGCTGAGGGCATGGGGCAATCAATTATTGGAGTGCTCGATCGGTAAAAAAAATCGGGCGTCAAGGACGGTAATATTTTCATACGGAGGATAATATATGCAACGAGTGGATACAGCGACAGCGGTGGAGGTATTACCCGCGCAGAATGCCCCAGGGGATCCCGGATATTTTACCCAGGGTAATCCGGCAGAGGGCCTGGCTGCCACGATACCGGGGCAGGATTGGTTCAATTGCGTGCAGGAAGAATTGATTGCCGTGATACTGGCCGCCGGGTTAACACCGGATAAGGCAGCTACAAACCAGGTGCTCACGGCGATCCAGCGGATATCCGTTCCATATGGGGCTGAAATGCTGTGGCCTAAGGAAACGCCGCCTACGGGTTGGCTTGAGGAAGACGGCGCCTCTCTCGTGCGCGCAACGTATCCGGATCTGTTTGCCGCAATCGGCACCATGTATGGAGCTGCGGACGGCACTCATTTTAATCTACCCGATGCTCGCGGCAAGTTTCCCAGGGCATGGGCGCACGGCCAGACGACCGACCCGGATCGCGCCACACGAACTGCCCCAACAGCCACCGGCGCAACCGTGGCGGCCGGAGATCATGTCGGTACAAACCAGGAGGGGCAAGTGCAACTGCATAACCATGCCATCACAGTATATTCGACGGGAGATGGATCCGATGCAGTGAGGGGAAGTTTAGGTTCTGGTACGCCGGTTAACAGGGCTACCTTAAATATAGGCGGCAACGAAACCCGGCCAATCAACACATATAGAATGATGATCATGAAAGCATATTAAGAGAGGAGAATAATTATTATGAACATATACCATTATCACCCAAATACTTTTGAATATTTAGGCGCCTCTGAAGCCAAAATCGACCCTCTGGAGACGGCCAAAGCGGGAGTTCCGGTATATTTAATCCCGGCTAATGCCACGACGGATCAACCGCCCGAAGCCGGATTAAATCAGATAGCCAGGCACAACAGCGGTGCCTGGGAGCTGGTGGACGATTTTCGCGGCCAGGAATACTGGGATAAGGACACAGGCACAAAGATCACCATCACAGACTTGGGAATGGCAATTCCAAATGGCTATCCGACCCAAGCGCCGTCTTCGGGTATGTTCAATCCTGTATGGAACGGATCGGCGTGGATCGAGTCAGCGATTGTCTTTCAGGGCACGAAAGTGACGACTAAAAACGAGGTTGATCGAATCACGAGGCAGCGGATCAGTGATCTCGGTGAGGAAAAAGCAAAAACGGAGAAGCTGCTGGCCGGAGCTGGCGCTTGTACGATCTGGGATGAGTTCATCGCTGCCAGGGCTGTTATTTTGCAGGAAGGCGATGATTTTATAATAGCAAACGAGTTGAGTTAAAGAACAGGCGGACAGTATTTCAGGGAGTTGACGCTCCCTAAACCATGCGATTCCACCGCAAGACGGGATGACCCGCTACCATCCACCCAGAGAAATCAACGGGTTTATAGCAGGCGTAATCCCATAAATCAACACTGGAGGATCGCATGAAGAGTTTTTTATCGTATCTCGGAGGAAAGTCGTTATTAGCCAATAAAATCATACCCAAAATGCCTGAGCATACCTGCTATTGCGAGGTATTCGCCGGCGCGGCCTGGATTTTATTCAAAAAAGAGGAGTCCGAGGTCGAGATAATTAATGACATCAATACGGATCTGGTAACATTGTACCGCGTCGTAAAACATCATTTGGAGGAATTTGTTAGATATTTAAAATGGATACTCGTGGCCCGCGATGAGTATGCCCGTTTCCGGATTCAGGAGCCTGAATCCCTAACAGACATCCAGCGTGCTGTGCGCTTCTATTATTTATTGAGAAGCGGCTATGGCGGGAAGGTTAAAAGCCCGACATTTAACATCAACACGACACGGCGATCCGGTTTCAACCTGCTTCGGCTGGAAGAGGAGTTATCCGCTATCCATATGCGCCTGACCAGGGTCTATATTGAGAACAAGCCTTATCAGAAGCTGATCGAGGCATGCAACAAGCCGCATACCTTCTTTTATCTGGATCCACCCTACTATGGGTTTGAGGACTATTACGGGGATGGTATCTTCAACCGCGATGATTTTAAGCGACTGGCAGGCATTTTATCGTCAATTGAGGGTAAGTTTATATTGTCGATCAATGACGTGCCCGAAATACGGCAGTTATTTAAGCCGTTCAGCATTGAAAAGGTTCAGACCTCCTACACGGCCGGTGGAGGCAATAAAAGAGTCAAGGCAGGTGAGCTTTTAATTAAAAACTACTAG